CTACTCCTACGAGTACACCCGAACCTACACCGTCGCCTACACCCGAACCTACACCTGTACCTACTCTTCAACCTGATCCCACTCCTGTAGAGGTTCCTGAAGCAACCCCAGAAGAACCAGAACTACCAGAAGTCCCAGAATTACCAGAGGAACAGCCCACACCAGAAGAACTGCGACCAGTAGAGGTATTTGAACCCCCAGTAGAAGAAGAGTGGCAACCACCACCATTGATATTAGAGTTAGAGGAAGAAGAAGAATACCCATATGATGATGGTATCATATTTGATGATATAGATTGGGAAGAATTTGATTTTGACGAAGAACTCTTTATTTTAGAGGAATTTGAGGAGTTCGATGAGGGACAAGAAGAGCTATTAGTAGAGGAAGAAATTTTTGATTTTGACGAGGAATTGGTGGATGAACCTATACCAGAAGAAGCTGCGACAGAAACGGAAGAAGAAGTTGCTTTTGTTGATGAGGGAGAACAAGAGGAACCTTTCGTACTCGAAGCAGATGTGGAATTAGATGAGCAAGATTTTGAAGATTTGGAGGTGGAAGATTTAGATGATGAAATTATTGCTGAAATACTACAAGAGCAAGATGCTGCTGAAGAATTTTTTCAAGAAGTCATAGAAGATAATCCTGATTTCTTTGAGGAAAGCAGCACAGAGGAATTAGAAGAGGTTTTTGAGGCAGCTCCTGAGCTGTTTAATGAAGCACCTGATGAGGTGAAGGAAGAATTTGAGGAGGAAGTGAATATATTTGCTGGGGGATTTGAGGATTACCAGGCTGAGGATAGCACGATTACTGTGCAGGAACGGCGTGTTGTTGTGACTGCTTCTACTGTTAGTGCTGTTGCTGCGGCTAGGCCAACTGTTCGTGTTGCGCCTTCTCCGTCTGTTGGTGGTCCATCTGTTCCTCAAGGGGGTAGAAGAAGACGATGAAATTTTGGAAAAAAGTATTTTTTGAAACCAGTGCATTAAGCTGGACAATCGGTGGAACTGGAATTGTTTTGATAACTCTTTCAGGAGAAACTAGAGAAATGGGAATTTGGATTTCTGTTGCTAGTTTTGTCTTTCATATGATTGGTGTTTTGTTAGACAAGGAGTCATAATGACAGATAATTTAAGCGTATTTTTTAATACTTGTTTGCGTATCCTGAGTGTGTTTGGCATTCAGTGTATGGCGATTATTGGGGGAGCGAGTATGATTGGGGATATACCTGTGTACAAGGCTGCGATACTTAGCGGTGTTGCTGCTGTGGCTCAGGTATTGCAGAAATTAGCTATTGCTTTTGCAGATGATGGGAAATTGACGCAAGCTGAGTTAGACGCAGCGTTTGCTAATGTTTCTAGCGGATCGGAGGACCGTTAACCCACATTACTGCTGATTTTCTGATTCCTTCAGTGACAGGTGTTATCCTATGATGTATGAAACTTGGAAAAATAACGGCAGATCCTTTTGGCGCTCGTTCAATGAACGTGTGGTGTTGGTTATGGAACAGGAGTTCTAGTGTTCCACCTTCGTAATCTTCTGGGGAGCTTAGATTCACGGTCACTGATAACTTCCGCACTAACCCTGCTAGCAATGGGTTTGTTGTTTGGTTTAGTGGCATTGGGTCTGTGGCTGTTCCGACCAGATGTTTTGCGGCGTATCGGTCTTGGTGGCCGTCAGTGTGCCAGTTATACTCGTCGCCTTCTTCGTAAACCGTGTACTGTACGGCTTCTGGGCGAACCAGGTCTAGTACCCATCCAGCGTCAACATTTGCGGAAAAGGCAAGATCTTCGACCATTTGGAGAGCGCCGTGGTCGTGTATCCAGCTTATTTGTGAAGAACGTTTTGATGGATCTTCACCAAAGTGAAAGCCGTCTTTAGCGTGGGCCTCGAACGATTTCTCGCCTTTGTCTTTCAAATAATCGCATTCGCTTTCCGTAAATGCGTTAGGGATGTACCAGTAGTGGTTAGTAAGCATGGCTTATAGCTTATCAGAGTTGCGGCAGGAAGCCGAGTGGAGAAAGTGCAAAAAAGATGAATCTTATTTTTTGCGTAATTACTGGCATATAGCGCATCCTGCACATGGGCGTATCTTGTTTGATTTACGCAAAGCGCAATCAACAGCGTTAGAGCATTGGGAAGAACATAGGTATTCATTAACGTTAAAAGCTCGGCAGATTGGGTGGTCTACACTTGTAGCAGCCCACCAATTTTGGTTAGCGTTTTTTCATTCAGATCAGAACATTATTGATTTGTCCAGGACTGAACGTGAAGCGGTGTTATTGCTGCGTAAGACTAAATATGGGTTTAAGCATTTACCTGAGTGGATGACTGAACGTGGGCCTAAATCGATAATGGAACATCAACAAAGAATGGGGTTTGACAATGGGTCACAAATTACATCAATGCCATCAGCTTCTGACCCAGCTCGTGGCGAATCAGCGTCGCTTATTGTCGTGGATGAATGGGCTTTTCTCCCTAATCCTGAAGAAGCTTGGGCTTCTATCGAGCCTGTTGCTGATATTGGTGGTCGCATTATTGGTCTTTCCACTGCGAATGGTAGTGGGAATTTCTATCATCAGCTTTGGGTTGGTGCTACTGCTGGCGCAAATAAGTTTGCGCCTATGTTTTTCCCGTGGTCAGCGACTGAAGATAGAGGTGAAGCGTGGTACCAGGAAAAAATAGAAAGCATGCTGCCTTGGCAGCTAGCGCAAGAATACCCAACTACTCCTGAGGAAGCGTTTGTGAAGTCAGGTAACCCTGTGTTTGATTTGGATATTTTGCAAGAAATGGATAGGCGCACGACACGTGGAGAAATGGGGTATATGTGGCGGCAAGGAAACGCTGTGGAGTTTAGACATCAATGAACGAAGATAGAAACATAAGGATTCTTTCTCTCGGCGCAGGCGTGCAAAGCTCTGCGCTGTTGTTACTCGCCATTGAAGGCCAGATAGAACCTATTGAGCACTGTATTTTTGCTGATACTGGTTGGGAACCTAAAACTGTCTATCGGCATGTAGAGTATTTAATTCCCTTTATGAAAAAAGCCAATATACAGTTTCATAGAGTTTCTTGTGTGCGGCCAGAGTCAACAGGAAACATTAAAGAAGACATGTTGAGGGAAGATAAACCGTATTTATCTATTCCATTTTTTATTAAAAATGATGAAGGTAAATCAACTATAAGTAGAAGGCAATGTACTCAAGAGTATAAAATATCACCTGTTTTGCGAAAGACAAGAGAAATAATGGGTTTGAAATATAATCAAAGATATGCCAAAAAATATGGTATAGCCACAAACCTAATGGGTATTAGCACTGATGAAATCCAAAGAATGCGAACGCATAAAAAACCCTACATATTCAATAGCTACCCTTTGATTGATCTCGGAATGTCGAGGCAAGATTGTTTAGATTGGATAGACGAGAGAGGATATAAAAAGCCTAGCAGGAGTGCTTGTATCGGTTGTCCTTATCACAGCAACGCTGAATGGTTAGCACTCAAAGAAAATAGTTTTGAAGAGTTTATGGATGCAGTTAATTTTGAAAGAGAAATAAACAAAGTTGAAACTAGCTATGGGAAAAAACTTTTTTTACATAAAGATTTGATACCTTTAGATGAAGTAGACTTTAAGCGTGGCGGTGAACCCCAATTAAATTTATTTGATATGGAGTGCCAAGGGATGTGTGGAGTGTGAGTTTAGAAGTTTGGGATAGGCCTGATCCGATGAGCGCTTACGTTATGGGAGTAGACACAGCGGAAGGTTTAGGGCATGGAGACTACTCTTGTATCCAGGTTCTTTCTGTTGGCACTGGAGAGCAGGTAGCTATTTGGCATGGCCATATTGCACCTGATCTATTAGCTGAAGAAGTTCATGCTCTAGGATTATGGTATCGAGATGCCTTGTGTTGCGTAGAATCAAACAATCATGGGCTCACAACTATCACTGAGTTGCGGCATTTGGGGTATCCTAACTTGTTTAGGCGTAGACAACTTAATAATGTAAATAATAGAATAGGCCAAGAGTACGGTTGGAAAACTACACGAACGTCTAAGCCGTTAATGATCGACGATTTAAGTTCTGCACTGCGTAATTGGGAGTTGCAGATTAATGATAGGCACACAGTTGCTGAGTTGCGTACATTTACTAGAAACGAGAGGGGCTCTATGTCAGGGTCTCCTTATGATGACCGAGTGATGGCTCTTGCTTTAGCTAACCAGATGAGGAAATTTGCTTATGAACCAGAATATGCACCGCAAGTGGACGATTATTGGACTGTTGATTGGTTTGCTCGTTTGGGTGATGATTCGCCGCAAGTTGATCCTTTTCAAATAGGTGCAAACAATGTGCGTGGGACACTGTAAACTCTTAATAGAGCATATGTATACATGGAAGGTGCTTTAATGGCAAGTAAATTTGTATCGCACACAAGTGCGTCAGAAACAGTAGACGGTAAGTCAGGTCAAAACAACAAAATGGAACGTGGTTCCAGCGTTGTTGCTAATCCGATTTGGCAACCAGGTGGACCTCAAAGCCCTACACAAAGGTTTGTTGATGGAAAGATTAACAACCAAACAAGTGATGAAGGTGCAATTAGTGTTCGTCAAACTCCTGAAAACCAGCATGGTCTAACAGGTAACGTTGAACCTGCTCCGTATCAGCCAAATTTCTCTGGTTCAGACGCTGGTTAATGGCTATCTTGCCTAGAGGGGCAAGCTACGAAGAATTTGTAGAGTACGTCATTGATTTGCGTGGCGAAGTCCCTGAAGAAGAACTGAAGGAACTGTACGAACGCCGATTAAAGCTTCATGGCATTACTTTTGACATGAAGCGTGGCTGGAAAGCGGTTGCTCTTGCTCCTGACGAGCAGGATTTAACGAACAATGAGCGTGAGCAGAAGATAGTTGCTGAGGCTAAAGCTCAGGGCAGAAACATAGCAAGGGTTTAGTATGGCTAAAAAAACACGTTTCGAGCTACTTACTGATTACCAAGAAAAAGTGGAAAAATGTCATGAATGGCGTGAATCTGAAAATTTAGATCGTACTTGGCGTAGGCTTAATGACCTTTATAGGGGGAAACATTGGCCTTCAACTACTTTGAATAACCAGGATCTGATAGCTGTCAATTTAGCTTTTTCAACTATTAATGTCATAGCACCTTCCGTAGCAGTTAACTATCCAAAGATAGTTGTCCAAGCTAATAATGTTGAAGATAGAGATAGGGCTATTTTTGTAGAGGCTATTATCAACCATCTATGGAGGCATCACGATTTTAGAACGCCTTTTAGACGAGCTGTAAAAGATTTCCTTATTTATGGTCATGGTTGGGTTAAAGTCGGTTGGAAATTTGTAGAGCAAGAACAAAGCGTTACTGAAAATGAACGTGAAATACTGTTAGATCAAGCTTTTTCTGAAGCTGATTTATTTGCTCAAGAAGCGCCTTTGATGGCTGGTGACATCGCTTCAGATCAAGATATTGTTTCTAATATCCCTGAAACAGTTATGCGAATTGTTGAGGATCAACCATTTGTTGAGCGTGTAAGCCCATTTGATGTGTACGTGGATCCTGAAGCTACTTGTATCGAAGATGCTAAATGGATAGCTCAAAAAATTGTTAGGCCGTTATCTGTAGCGCAAAAAGACAAGCGGTATAAACCTTCTGCACGTAAACGTTTAAGTGCTTCTGCTAGGTACAATTTATACGATTCAAGTAGTTACTCAGAAGAAAAAGGTGAATACGTTGATGAACGTGTTATCGTCTGGGAATTTTACAACATGATGGATAATACCATCGCAGTATATGCTGACAGCGCTAACGAATTTCTTATAGATCCGTTAGCTATGCCGTATGCGTATGGGCAACCGTTTGTTATGTTACGAAACTATGACGTTCCAGATCACTTTTACCCTATAGGCGATTTAGAAGCTATTGAGCCCTTGCAACTGGAGTTAGACAAGACGAGAAGCCAGTTGATGAACGATAGGAAGCGTTATGCGAGAAAATACCTTTACCACGAACGTTCCTTTGGGCCTGAAGGCCGTGAGGCGTTGGAATCAGATGAAGATGGTCGCCTTGTACCTGTTGTGGACGAGAATAAACCGCTTTCTGAAATAGTCATGCCGATGCCGCAGGTTCCGTTATCACCTGAAATATACAACTACTCAAACATAATCGAAGAAGATATTAATACGGTTTCTGGCATATCTGAATATGCACGTGGCGCTATGCCTGAGATACGGCGTACAGCTACAGAAGCTTCTATTGTCGCTGATGCACAAAACGCTAGATCTGCTGACAAGCTAGCTATCGTCGAACTGTCTATCTCTAAAGTAGCTAGACGAGTTATCCAATTAATGCAGCAATTCATGACTGGAGAACATGTCGCAAGGCTTAATGTTAAGGGTGGAGAAACGATGTGGATTCCATATTCTCGGCAAGAAATTGTAGGGGAATATGATTACAGCGTCCAAGCTGGTTCAACACAACCTATGAACGAAACAATTAGAAAGCAACAAGCTATTTCTTTAATGAACGCTGTTGCTCCTTTAATAGGAAGTGTCATAGACCCTACGGCTATAGCGTTGCACGTTTTAGAAGCTGGATTTGGCATTAAGGATCCAGAGAAGTTTTTAGCGCAACAGGCTCCACCGCCTCCTCCTGAGATGGCAGCGGAACAAGGACAAATGCCTACTACTGGTGGGCCGCCTCCTGGAATGGGCAATGCTCTACCGCCTCCTTCGCCTGAAGCAGGGGCTTTTGCGCCTACTGGAGGTGTCCCTCCAGAGTTGCTGGCACAGTTACAAGCACAAATGGGTATGGAATTGCCTTCCCTTTAATGGGACACTGTGCTTAACTTATAGGAACACCTTATTTATTAAGACTCCAAGGAGGGCATTGTGCCTGAAGAAACAGAAGCCATAGAATCCACTGAAGCAGCGGACAACCTAGAAACTTCAACAGAAGTACCAGAGGAACCTGGATATGTCGTCAAAATTGACGGCGAGGAACAACAGGTCAGTCTCGAAGAACTTCAAAACGGTTATCAACGGCAAGCGGATTACACTCGTAAGACGCAGGAGATAGCTGCTGAACGTGAGCGTTTGCTCCAAGCGGAAGCGATTGTGTCTGCGCTGGAAAAAGATCCAGCAGGGACATTGGATACTTTAGCTCGTTCATTTAATGTTAATCCTTCAGCTAATACTCAAAATGATAATCTTGAGTATGAGCAGGATCCGACAGAACGTAAACTAGTTGAATTAGAAAACAAAATCGCTGCACAGGAGCAAGTGCAAAGGGTTCAAAAAATAGAGCGTGAAGTTAACACTTTGCAAGAAAAATATGGAGAGTTTGACAGACAAGAACTGCTAAATCATGCGTTAAAGAACGGTATACCCAACCTTGAGGCTGCGTATACTCATATGAGATTTAACGAGGTTAAGACCACAGCGGATAAACTTTCGCAGGAACAGGAAATAACCAACAAAAAACGTGAAGCAGCGGTAGTCACTCCTGGTGGTTCCACACAAACTGGAACTGCTCCTGAACCAACTCCTGAGGTTTCAAGTCTTAGAGAAGCTTTCGCTTTAGCCAAAAAACAGTTAAACAATTAACCTCTAAGGAGACAAGAATATGGCTGCTGGAAACAGTAACTTTGACGAGATTCTTACTACTACCTTAAAAAACTATGTACCAAAATTAACTGACAACATTTTCACAGCTAGGCCTCTGTTCTATGCTTTGACAAATGGTCAAACAATTCGGCGCATTTCAGGTGGTGCTAAGATAGTCGTTCCTGTAATTTATGGAACAAACTCTACCGCTGGTTCTTACTCTGGTTCAGATACTATATCTACGACTGCTCAAACAGGCATTACTGCCGCTGAGTACGACTGGAAACAGTACGCTGCCACAGTAACAATCTCTGGTATTGAAGAAGCCAAAAACAACGGTGAAGCACAAATCATCGACCTGCTGGAAGGTAAAATCTTCCAAACGCAAGAAACCATCATTGAAAACCTTAACACGATGCTATTCGGTAACTCGACTGGTAACAGTGGAAAAGACTGGAATGGGCTTTCAGCCCTAATCGGTTTGGGTAACGATGACGGTTCTTCTGCGCTTGCAGGAATCGATGCTACTGATTCAGATAACTCATGGTGGAGATCATCAGTTACGAATCAGGGTGGCGCTCTCACTGTTGCTGCAATGGCTACTTTGTATAACAACGTGTCAGTTGGTAACGATCAACCAACAGTAATTATTACTGGTCAAGCTCAATATGAAGCTTATGAAGCTTTGCTTGACGGTCAAATTCGGTACACAGATACCGATATGGCTGACGGTGGGTTCCAGAACCTAATGTTCAAAGGTTGCCCAATAACCTTTGATGGCACACTTGCTGGTGAAGGAAAAATGTACTTCCTTAACACCAAGTACCTACAACTTGTTGCACATAGCGATGTTTGGTTCAAGCCAACACCGTTTGTACGACCAACTAACCAAGACTCCGTGTTCTCACAGATTCTTTGTTACGGTAACCTTACAACGAGCAACCGAGCTCGCCAAGGTTACATGTACGGTATCACACCAGCTTAGGCGCTTGATGGGTAGAGGTTTCGCAAACGCATATAAAGCAGGTTCTAGACCGTATGGTCAGCCAGGTAGCGGTAAGTCATTTCGTGAGAGTACTCCACGCCCTGAGGGTGTAGGGTCAAAACGAAATGTTCACCAAGTAGCTCCTACGCCTGTAGCGAAAGTGGAATCATCCCCTGAAACACCTAGATGCAGTTCGCTAACTCGAAGTGGGGACCCCTGTAAGGGGCGACCTGCTTCGGGTAGCGACCTGTGTAACTTTCACAGGAAGTAGCAATGCAGATTCAAGACATGAGAACCTACATTCGTGGGTTGCTCGACATCGACTCTTCAGACATATCTGATGATATTCTTAACCGCTTTATTGGTGAAGGCTATGACCAGGTTGTCTACTCTGAAAAGCGTTGGCCTTTCTATGAAGCAGAAGATACATTCCCGACTGTAGGGGGTACTTCTGACTATGATTTGAAATCTGCTGCTACGACCTTGGTAACTAACACTAGCGGCCTTAGGGACATAGCTGCTTTACGAACAGACGATCATGTCATAACGTATATAGGGCGTGATGACGGCGATGTTGTTTACCCTTTGGATTCCAATTCGTCAGGTGACTCTTATTACTGGTCTGATTGGGCAGAGAAAGTGCGGCTATATCCTACGCCATCTTCAGCTCAAACTATTTATGTTAGAGGGTATAAAAAGCCTACGGCGTTTGGTGTTGGTTCGGTAGATGGCACAGAACCAAGTGATTTCCCAGAACCTTTCCACATTCTATTTGCTACTTATGGAGCTGCTAGGGCATATGAACAACAAGAAGATCCGCAAATGGCTCAACAGTATTATGGGATTTTTACTAGGGAGCTCGACAACCTCAGAGCGAGACATATCGACGTTCCTACGCCTCAGCCGCTTGTCTTGAATAATCGTAACGTTTCACGGTGGCGATCACAAACTTATATGCCTAACCGTTTGCGTTACAGTTGGGAGTAGCGCATGGCCAAGCAAGGCTACAAAACGGAAGTTCTTGAAAGTTTCTCAGGAGGCTTAAACTTCCGCACTGACCAATTTAATTTAGAGCCAAATGAATCACCTGATTTGTTAAACGTCGATGTTGACCCACGTGGTGGAGTCAAATTACGTAACGGCGTTACAGCTATTAATGGAACTGCTTTAGGCGCTAATGTGGAAGGTATCGCTTCGTTTTTTACGGATGGCGGAACTTCTCAGATTATCGCTAATCATGGTACTGCTGTTGTGCATAGCACAGGTGGGAACTTTACTGCTATGACAGGTCAGACAGCGAGAACTGCTGGTTCTCGCATGTACGGCGTAACAATGAACAACGTGTTCTATGGTGTGTCAGGAGACAAAGTTTCATTTAAGTGGACTGGTACTGGCAGCGGCAGTGATCTAGGTACGGACATCGATGGAACTGCTGGTAATTTCCCTATAGCCCAGTATGTTACTTTTTGGAATAACTTTGCTTGGGTAGGAAAAACAAGAGAACCTACTACCTATCATAATTCTAGGGTTCGTTGGTCAAACGCTAATCAAGCTGAGAAATGGACTAACACAGACTATGTAGATGTAGATATAGGGGAACGTGGAGATGTTATTACAGGCATGGTTCCTCTTGCTGACCGTTTACTAATTTTTAAGAACAACAGTGTTCATGCTATTTATGGTTTCGATTCTGAATCATTCCAGTTAACTGCGTTATCAAGAGATGTGGGATCTGTCGAAAAATCTACTCCTGTTTCGACACCGTATGGTGTGTTCTTCTGGCATGGGCGCGAAGGCGTGTACTTGTATAACGGACAAGGATTTATTAACGTATTTGAAAAACTACGCCCAGCTATAGACAACGCAAGGATTAGTTTCACTACTCCTCCTCAGTTGGCTTGGTATGAGAATCGTTTGTATGTTTCTGTAGATATGTTGCAGTATTATAAATCTGGGACGCAGGCAACGAAACGCCATGTGTTTATTTATGATCCCAGTATTCAATCTTGGAGTTTGACAGACATAGATGCTGCAACTTTGCATGTGCATGCCCCTCCAGGGGGTACGCCGTTGCTGTTGGGTGCTTGTGATTCTACTTCAAGTCCTGACCATACTGGACGTGTTATTAAGTTAGAGCAGTCTACGTCTACTGATGCGTATGATGGTTCTACTGCTGCTCGTATTGAATCGCATTTTACGACTCCGTGGTTGTCTGGCAGAAATCCTATTACGAAGAAGCGTTGGGGTAGGCCGCAGGTGGTTATGGATGCTGCTGCTGCTTTAACAATGCAGGTCGAGGTTTACACGGATTATGACAAGGCTTCTTCTCGCAAAACAGTAGATATTAATATCGAGGGCCGTGAGTCGTCGTCTGTGTGGGATACTGCTACTTGGGGGTCTGCTGAGGGTACTGGCGATTCTAATTTAGGGGTTTGGGGTGCTGAATCAGCTAACAAGATAACTGATGTTGTTCGTGTACAGAGCCTTGGCAACGCCAAGTCTGTTGCGTTAAAAATTAATGGCCCTAGCCAATCAAGTAGCTGGGAAATTAATGGAATTATGTTTACCTACAAACCAAGGAGATTACGGTAATGACTCTTTCAGTCAATGACTTTACGGCAGGAACGGTTATTACTGCTTCTGCGATGAATACTAATTTTGCAACTATTGAGAACTATGTTAATAGTTCGCCTGGTATGGCTGGGCTTACTGGCGCTACGTTCACTGGTGCGGTGACGATAAATGCTGCTTTAGCTGTTTCTGGGGCTACAACGTATACCAGCACAGTTACTGTAGGTGTGTCAGGTACTGGCCATGATGTAATTTTACACGGCGATACCGCTGGAGATTATATGGCTTGGGATGCTGACACTAACAAGTTGCTTATTGTTGGTACAGCAGGTTCAACAGCGCTTGAGGTGCAGGAAGGTCACGTTGTTATCGACGATAACCTTACTGTTACTACTGGAACTACAGCTCTTAAAGTTACAAATATCGTTGGAGCGCTCACAGTAGGCGTTAGCGATACAGGCCATAACGTCTATTTCTACGGCGCTACGGCTAATAAGTATCTTAAATGGGACCAAGCTAACGACAGGTTGCAGCTTGGGGACTCAGGTGGTTCCAAAGGTTGCGACATCCTTGCTTACGGCGCTACTGACACAAAGCTCATGCAATGGGATGAAAGTGAAGATACTTTCAAAGTTGTAGGTGCTGTCGAAATTACAGGCGCTCTTTCAAAAAGCTCTGGATCTTTCGACATCGCCCACCCGACAAAGGGTGGAGATTGGCGCTTACGTCACTCATTCATTGAAGGCCCAACAGCCGACAATATCTACAGGGGAACAGTCACCATATCTGGTGATTCCGTAAGTGTCGATCTTGACGCTGTTTCTGAGATGACTGACGGAACTTGGGAGGCGCTAAACACTAACCCTTGGTCTATGGTTTCCAGTTCTGGCAATGCTGTTACTTGGTCTTTGTCTGGCAAAACATTGACGATAACTGGCCCTGATGGGGCCGTTTGTTCGTGGATGGTCATAGGCGAACGCAACGACAATGAAATGAAAGATAGCACTATTACTGACGATAACGGTAAATTAATTGTCGAATATGAATAAACGGATATGTAATGCCTAAAGATATTCAATACACCAAACTTCTAGGACCACAAGTCGAAATAACCATGACTAACGGCCCTGATTATGAGGGTACGTATGCTTCTGGCACTACTTACGCTGCTGGAGATGTCGTAACGTATAACAACTCTTCATATATCGCTAGACAAGCGACGACAGGCAACACTCCTGGCGATACTGCTTATTGGCAGACGTTAGCTTCGCAAGGTTCATCTGGTGGTACAGGCCCAACAGGGCCAACTGGACCTACAGGCCCAACAGGACCAAACGGCCCCACAGGACCAACAGGTCCAAGTGGGCCAACAGGAAGCGCAGGGCCACCTGGTCCGACTGGACCTACAGGTCCATCTGGCCCGACAGGTCCGACAGGTAGTACTGGTCCGACAGGTCCAGCAGGTTCTGATGGTAAGACGGTATTGAATGGTTCTGGTGATCCTTCTGGGCCTACTGGAGCTGATGGCGATTTTTATATTCAAACAAGCGACAATGAGATCTTTGGTCCCAAGTCGAGTGGTTCTTGGGGTTCAGGAACTTCTCTAGTTGGTCCCACTGGTCCCACAGGGCCGACAGGCCCGACTGGGCCGAACGGCCCCACAGGTCCGACTGGTCCCACAGGACCAACTGGGCCTGGCGGTACTGGACCTACTGGCCCCACTGGGCCTACTGGCCCTACAGGTAGCGCTGGTCCTCCTGGGCCTGACGGCCCTACTGGACCTACTGGTCCTAGTGGGCCTACTGGTGGCACTGGACCTACAGGTCCGACTGGCCCGACTGGGCCTACAGGCGCACAGATTCTTAATGGTAGTGGTGACCCTTCTGGTCCCACAGGTTCTAACGGTGACTTTTATATAGATACTGGGGATAACGAAATCTTTGGCCCTAAGTCAGGTTCTGGCTGGGGTTCTGGTACTTCGTTGGTAGGGCCGACTGGACCAAGCGGTCCGACTGGTCCTACAGGGCCGAGCGGACCTAGTGGTGGGACTGGTCCTACTGGGCCAACAGGCCCAACTGGACCTGATGGTCCTAATGGTCCTACTGGTCCTGCTGGCCCTCCTGGTCCGTCTGGTGGTACTGGTCCTTCTGGTCCAACTGGTCCTACAGGACCAACTGGACCTACTGGGCCGACTGGTCCTTCTGGTACTCCTGCTGGTTCAGATCATCAGGTGCAATGGAACGACGGTGGTAGCTTTGGGGCTGACGCTAATCTTACTTATGATGGCTCAACGTTAACCGCTAAGGCAGCGTTGACTGTTGGTGTTAATGACACTGGGCATGATGTAATTTTCTACGGAGCGACAGCCGACACTAGTTACTTTTGGTGGGATGAAAGCGACGACAGAATGGTGGTCAGTGGAAAGGTAGAATTTGTTGGCGACGGCGCTTGGAAAACGTGGACTCCAACATGGGGCAACGTGTCAATCGGAAATGCTACGGTGACTGCACAATATGTCCAACTTGACGAATGGGTATTCGTCAAATTAAAAGCCACGGCAGGTAGTTCGACTAGCTATTCATCAGGGTCTATGACGATTTCATTGCCAGTGGCAACGAATGGTGATACTGGCTACCAATGGTTAACCTGTGCGCTAGCCCCAGCAGGAGGAACGCTTTATGAAGGGCCAGTTCTGACTTCAGGGTCTACAGCGTACCCTTGCACAGAGGTTGCAAGTGGCACTTACGCTTCTTTGACGAATGCCAACGGTGGTACAAGTGTTCCAGCAGGATGGGGTACAAGTGCAATCATTTATATGAACGGATGGTATCGGGCAGCATGATGATCCAAATAGGTTTAGAACCAGCACATGGAGTTTACAATTCTGGGACCGAACAGTGGGATGATGGTACTGACGGTCCAGTGAGTGATGCTCAATGGGCGGTAATGCTCAGACGAGAAAGAGATCGACGGCTTGGAACTTCTGACTGGACTCAAGCAGCGGATAGTCCTTTAACAGATTCTAAGAAAGCTGAATGGGCTGCGTATAGAACGGCGTTGAGGGACCTACCTGCATCTGCTATTTTGGGTATGGTTGTAGATTTCCCTGATCCACCTGAAGGAGCGTAATGGAAGAACAAATACCGCAAGAAACAATACTGAAAGAAATACAAGCACGTTACCCACAGGAGTTCCTTATTTCTGTGCAAGCGGTGCGTATAGCTGCGTTGCTTAACCACATGAAAGAGTGTGAATGTGAGCATTGTAGGGCGCACGCTGGGACAATAGAGGCTTAATATAGGAGACATTATGGCAATAAACTACCAAGATATAGCTTCTGCGGCTATGGGGGGTACTGCTAGTCAAACAGCACCAACATTCCAACAGGCTAGTTGGAACACGATGAAAAACCTTGGCTGGAACGAGTATAACCGTAACCAAGAAAGAAGAAATTGGGCAAGGACCGAATCTGATTTTAACCGTGGGTTTGAAGATTTAGCGAAGGCGCTGCCTGGCCAGTACAACAGGAAAGGGATGCTAGACAGTGGTGTCTATCAAGCTGGTGCTAATAGGGCTGTGACGGATCACTTGCGGAATTATGACAGATCTTTTCAGGACTATAACCAGAGGATGGATCGTTCTCGCTTGATGGATGACATTATGTTGGGTGATTTATCTAATTTGCGTAACCAGCTTAATACTCAAGATTACCAGTCTTTGGTGGCCTCAATGGTTAAAAATTCAGGAGGTGTAGCCTAATGAGTAAAGGTGGAAGATACGGTTCAGCACGTGAGGAGCGAAAGCTAACTCCTGAAGAAAGGGAAGCTGCTAGAGAAGTCGAAGCAGAAAAAGCTAGGGAAAAAACTGCTAACGAAATAATATACCAGCAGGCATTAGATCGAGGAGAAGTTCCTACATATACCCCTCACCGAACTACAAACGAAAGAGCTATTTCTAGAGACGCTTGGAATCAGCGAAATGCGATGGAGCAAGTAGCTCGTGACCAAGCTATGATGGGCGGAGCTGTCAATCCTGGAAATTATGGACAAATATATTACAACGATCCAGGAGCGCAGTTTGAAGGAATGGCCCTTTACCCTGGTGGTAAAGTTGCTCCTGGGACAATGGCTAGTGAGCTTGCTACGACTAAGAGCGCTACAGATCCGTTTGATTTGAGCGAGGCTGGTGTAGCTACTGGTATGACTCCTGAAGATCTTGAGTACTATGAAAGCATTGGTGCTTTTGCTGGGATGTTTGATGGGGCTCCATCTGCTGGTGGGACTCCTTACACTGAAGGTTACACTGAAGGCAGTCAAACTGATCCTTTCCAGTATGGCGAATCTGCTTTAACTAGCTTACAGAATCAACGTGCGGCGATGTACGCTGATTATTTCGCTAATCAAGAGGGCTTTGCTCAAGATAGATATAATTCGATAACTTCTTATTTGAACGAACTTCAACTTGGTGCTGACGCACAGTACCAGCAAGACATGGCAGACATGTCGCAGCAGTACGATGCGATGCAGACTTCAAGGGATGAACGTTTTGAAGAAGCTTTTGCTATGGGCGGTGATCGTAGCGGTTTGGCTATGGACACTTTGGCGAGTTTGGGTATTACTCCAGATACCACTACGTTTGATTCTGTTACTGGCGAGACAGACAATATGTTGTTCTCTCAGCAGCAAAGCGGAGCTGACATGCTTAACACGATGCGGTTCATAAGCAATCAGATGCTTAATTTTGGGAAATCTGCTTCTTCTCGAAGTATTAGTGCAGGTTTGCAGCAGTCTGAAATGGCTTTGGCGCAAGAGATGGCTAATATCCAGTTGGCTAAAGATTCCTTTGGGATAAGCGAGATAGAAGCTGCAATAGCTCAAGAGAAAGCTACTGCCGAAGCGAACGCTGCTCTAGCAAGAGCTAGTGAAGCTGAAGAGAAGATGAACGCTTACTTTATTACTGCTGGGCGTGTGTACGCTCCTGAAGCTACTGACGCTGAGTTGGTGGCTATGGGTAATACTGGGCTGTTAGATCCACTTATTCAAGCTGCTATGCAACCAGGGCTTCCTGAACCTACAACCATTCCGTGGGGTGCGACTCCTGAAACAGGTTCTCCCATGACTCAAGAACAACTACAAATGATGGCGACGATGCATGCAATGACTAATCAGGGCCAAGCGCCGCAGTACTATCAAGACCCAGCAACAGGTTTGACAGTTCCTGTGGAATCTGCTTCTGATTTGTTGAACGTCATGCAAGCGCAGGCACAAAGTTAACGTGTCGGAAGATCCACGAACTGCTGCTTTCAAATCGTTGTCTAGCAAGGACAAGCCAAAGCAACATAGGATTAAGACGAGGGAAGAAATACTCGCAGATATGGGTATTGCTTCTGCTACTCCTGTTATTAAACCTGTCCAATGGAAAGTTGCACGCCCGATTGAGCCGTATGTGTATACTCCACCTCCTCCTGAGAAGGGCGGCGGTGGATTCTTAGGTTTCTTGGGTGACGTAATTGGCGTTATTGACACTCCACGTGCTGCCATTGTTTCCACTATCAAAGAAACAGGCGATTTGTTTCGGGGTGAAGGGTTTAGTGCTTCTGATTGGTGGAAGCAAACTGGTGACAATATGATGATGGGTGAAGTGCTACGTGATTGGGGTGTTGACCTTCCTGGTCCTTTGGACTTTGTGGTTGGTCTTGGCCTTGATATAGCTCTTGATCCATTGACGTATTTGGCTGCTGGTACTTTGTCTGCTAGGTTCGCTAATCCTAATAAGGTTGCTGATGCGTTGTCTTCTGCGTCTAAGACGTATAGGGCTGCTGGTAAGCTTGATGAGGCTGAGATGTTGTTGAAAGCTGCTGGTAATGTTACTTCAAAGCGCTCTGTTCTTTCTGCTGGAGATGAAGCTCTTAGTCATATAGGTATGGGTGTTGGTTTACGTATGACAGTGCCTGGAACTGGTCGTATTGGTCGTAACATTATTGAAAAGCCTTTAAGGGCTATCTCTAAGAAAGCTGGGGCCGCTCTTGATGCTAGGCGTGTGCGTCAGTTGCCTGAAGCGAATCTTCCTGATCTTTTGAAAGGCGCAAATAATCCTTGGGCCAAGCAAGGTAAAAAGTCTTATGATTTTTCTAAGCCTGCGAATCGGGAAAAGCTGGTGCAGAAGATGAATACGATACGTAAGAATAAGTTGGCTCCTAGGACTGCTTTTACTGATCCTGCTAGACAAGCGATGAGAATGCCTGTTGAGATGGTTAGGATACCTATTCCTGGCAATCAGGCATTTCTTAAACTTTCAGCAGGTCTTGCTGGGACTGCGTTTGCGGCTTCTGCCAGTACGAAGTTTGGTCGTTCGATGGGTAATTTGTTTGGGACTCAGGGTGAGTATAACAGAGCTATTCGTAAAATTGGTAAGGGGATGGCTCAGGGCGATCAGAATGCTTTGAACATGTATGATTATTTGCGTGTGGCTAAAGGTGCTGCTGATACGGCTAATGTTCGTGTTGGTACTTGGCAGCATTCTACTCTTGAAGAACTTAGAGATGTTCATACTATGGCTGATGGTCTTGGTGTTAATTACGATGATTTGATGTGGCGTGCTGCTGAGGAACCTTGGCAGCTTGTAGATGACGCTGGTAATTCTTTTTTTAATCCTCGTTTGGCAGATATTGGTTTAACTGAATCTGATGAAGTTATGGCGTTGCACGCTAGGGCTCAAAAGTTCTGGGAAAACGCTGGGCAACGCCTCCAAAGAGAGCTGGAGCCATTTGGTGTTCGTGTTGATCTCATGGACTTTAGGGACGAGTTTTATGTTCCTCGTTTCCTTGATGAGGTGGAAGCTGAAGGGGTAGTTAAAGGCGTTCGGGCAGATACTGGTAGCAGGGTAACTATCAATACTGCTATTGGGAAGTCAAATGCTTCTGGTCTGGTAGGTAACGCTTTTTTAAGATCACGCCAGTACATTACTCCTAAAACCATGAGGAACAACTTTCGAGCAGACAAGTCAGATGTTGCAGGTCGAATGGGTATTGGACCTAAGAACGCTGACATGATTACTGATGAAATGGTTCATAAGGCTGCTGTTGCTCAAAAGCTTGATGGGGCAAAGAAAGGCACTTTCAAAGTTGGCATGTACACTCCTGAGCAGCTTGATGCGTTATTTGACGATTTGTTACTTAGCCCAACTGGTGTTTCGTTTGAATATGCGAATGGTTCTAAAGTGTCTAACAGCTACCTTGGAAGGCAACTGGATGATGTCGAAAGAGCTGGCGGCGTTAGAAGCCAAATGGAAAAAATAGGCGCAGAAGAACTAGGGGCAGACTACAAGAAAATATACACTGAAGACTTCGATCAGGCTATGGAACGTTATGTTAATCAAGCTTCCCATAGGCTGCGTGAAAATATGTATATGTCGGCTTTGGATAACGCTGGTATAACAATCAGGGTCCAGGATCTTGACGGAGCAACAATGTGGTGGGGCCAAGAAAGTAGAAGGATTAGTTCTCAATTAAATGGTTTCCTTAATGACATTGGTAAGGGTTTAGATGACGCTGATGCTAGGTTGGCTCGTGAAGAACCTTTACTAGATCAAGCTGCTAAACGCAAAACTGCGTATGAAGAAGCTACTGGCGGTGAAGGCATTGATGTCGCAAGCGCACGAAAATTTGACCGAGCAAACGAAGAGGTAACTGAAGCTACTCGTCAAATTGGGGAAATTAAAAATATCATAGCTGCTATCAATGACCCGAACATTAAGAATTTGCCCGAAGGTATCAGCGTTGACGTTTTTGAGTTGCTTCGACCACCTACGAACAATCCAAGTAGGGGATCAAAGATATTCAATAAAGCCCTCGTAGACCATGCTGGCTATTTAGACGACGCTGAACAAGCTGTTCTAGTCGTTAACGATATGGCTGAAACAATTAATGACATTACTCAGATGAGGGTTAGCATTCAGCAAACGTTAGACGCTATGTCTGGCGCTAGCCCTGCAACAAAGCAACAATTTAAGAACTTACTTGATGAGTTGGACGAAGCTATTGAATCAGGGACTCTTGGGGTTCAAGAATTGAACTTGAACTATATGGATAACATTTTGAAAAACGATCCTGGTGTAAGCTTTCTCCACCATTATGATGAGTTGGGCGAAATTGTTACAAAGGATACGACGTATAAGATAACAAGGAATGGTCGTAAACTTTCTTCCAAAACGTTTACGACACCTGTTGAAAGGGAGTTGCGTAACTTTGTGAAACGTATGACTACTGCCGCTAAGAACGCTAAGGATCCTGTCGTTAAGGCCAACATACTTGCAGATGCTAAACGTGTTGAACAGTGGCTTGACCGTGTGGCTTCTGCTAAGAAGTTATCTTCTCAGTTGGGTGAGCAGCGTATCTATTCTGGTGTGCTTAATTTAATTAAATCTGTTGATGAAGGTGTTGTTAAGATTGACGAGATAGCTGGAATCAACGTTATCCAAAATCAGATCGACGAAGTAGATCAGTTAATATCGAGTAGCTCTGGTATTAACAACCTTGATCCTAAGTCGCAAGCTTTGAGAGATACGTTAGAGTCTGAGCTGCGGTATTTGGAGGATGTTAACGAAGCTAATAAAGCTGCTCTTATCGATATACAAACAGAGTGGGAGCAGAAAGCTGCGTATTGGAATGACTTGTATCAAAAGCGGCAAATAACTGTTGAGGAGCTCACGGCAAGGATAGAATCTTTGAATGATGCTAGACAGGTTATGTTGGATCGGGTCCAGTTGGAGATAATTCCAAGGGGGCAGGTCGCAGGGACTCTTTCAGATAGGTTAGCTAATTTAGGTCGTGTAGATTTACAATATGCGGATGTGGGCCGTCAGGGAGAGATACCTGTTGGTGCTAAATTTGCTGCTGGGGACGCTCAACGCAAAGCGATAAGTATGATTCGTACCGCTAGGGGCCAGCACCAGCTTTTTGATGCGTATGGCGGCGCTTTGAACGAGTACATGTTGAAGCATACTTCTATGCAGTTTAAGAATGGGACGATGGTTCCACGCACAATAGGGCCAGGTGGTAAGCAAACCTATGGGCGAGCTGAGAGGGCTTTTGCTGGCAGGAGCGTTGTTGGTGAATTTACTGATGATGAGATGGAATTGTTATTGAATGGGATGGCCACCCTTGGGAAGATGCAGGATCCGCAGCAGCTAGGTGAATTTTGGAAGCGCTACGATAAGTTTCTTAATTGGTGGAAGGCTCAGGCTGTTACTAGCCCTGGTTTCTTTATGCGAAACCAGATGGGTGGAATGTGGATAAATAATCAGTTGAACGATGTCCCTATGCACACTCATGCACGTGTTCGACAAATTAGGCAACTTGCGGTGCAAGAAGGAGACGGTAATGCTCTTGTAGGTTTGGAGCGGTTGATTGCCAAAGGAAAGCATGTTGATTTGGGCGGCTTGTATGGCAGGTTAATTTCTGGCGGTACAGGTATGCGGACTGTAAGTATCGACGAGTTGCGGACTTTCAAGAATTGGTTTGAAACTGGGATGGCTGGTCAAGGTCAGGTGACGATGGAATTACCTACAGCGTTTGCTGGGGTAAGAGGTGGCGCTTGGAAACAAGGATCTTTGAAACCTTGGCACGTCGATTGGAAGCCTATGAACTGGGTTCGTGCTAGAAACGCTGATTCAGAGTTTATGCTTCGTGGTGCTTTAGCGCACCATAATATGATGACAGGCGCTACCGTTGAGGACGCATGGAACTCCGTTAGGAAGTTTCATTTTGATTACGGCGATTTAAGCATGGGTGAACGTCGAATAAAGAAAGTTATCCCTTTCTATGTCTGGCAGAGAAATATCCTTCCTGTGCTTGTGGAGTCTATAGGTAAGAATCCTAAAGCTTGGGGAAGGTTGCAGCAGGTTAAGGGTGAGCTGGAATTGTATTCAGACCAAGAGGGGATGGTCCCACATTGGTTTGGTGAGAACATGGGAATAAGGTTACCTTTCACTAGAGGCGGTAATCGAGTTTATGTGATGCCTGATCTTCCTTTCCGTGATTTGAATAAAATTACGAAAGAAATGGAAAGCGGTATAGATCTTAAAGGTTTGGGCGAGGGAGTGTTTAGGCTTGGGATGGAATCTGCCTTACCTCCTGTAAAGCTCCCAATAGAGCTCATGATGGGTAAGCAAATGTTTCAAGGTATCCCCTTTAGCGGAAGATACCAACAAGCTCCTTTCTGGGCGCAAATTCCTGGAGTTAGCCAAGCTTTGATTACGACAGGTTTAGCCAAACGAGCGAAAAATGGTCGTTTGGTTATGAGAGATAACGATATTTATAGCTTTGACCAGTGGTCACCGTTGATAGGGAGAATGCGAAGGTTGTTACCTAACGAAAGATCTAAGGAAGAAGCCGCCTTTACTACGTGGATGAATACTATGCTGGGTACTGGCATTAGGGTTAATACTCCTAGGATGAAATATAGTGAGTTTATACGTCGCCAAAAAGAATTTGAACAAACTTGGAGAGACAATATAGATATTGAAATGAGGGTCAGATGAGTAAAACAATTATTAGTAGAAAAGGTTGGGGTTCAAGAGGGCCACGAAAACCTTTTAGCTGGTTAAATAAGCGGCGTGTGCAAGGTATTGCTTTGCATCATTCTGGTGTGAAGAATGGCCCGAAGGGTGTGGCTGCTGTTAAAGCGTTTGAGCGTCATCATATGGATGCTAATGGTTGGAACGCTATTGCGTATAACTGGTTGGTTGATGAAGAGGGTGTTATTTATGAGGGGCGTGGCGCTGGCGTTATTTCGGCTGCGACACGACCATATAATAGTAGGACTGAATCTATTTGTTATACAGGGGATGGCGATAAGGTTGTTCCTGAGAAGTCGTTGGAGTCTATTCGTTGGCTTATTGGCGATATTCAGGAGCGTTACGGTCAGAAGTTGTGGGTTAAGGGCCATCGTGATCTTGCATCTACGTCTTGTCCAGGGACTTGGTTGTATAATTGGTTGCAGAGCGGTATGGGGATTACTCGTATGCCTGAACCTCAAGAGTGGGATGGTATTAAAGCCCAAATAGAGCGTCTTGGAGCTATTGTGGCTAGGAAGCCACTGTCTAGGCGGCGTAGAAGCCGTGGAGAGGCTGTGAGGGTCGCTCAGGAGCGTCTGAAGGCAATAGGGATAGACCCTGGCCCTGTAGATGGCGTGTTTGGAGGTCGTACACGTATAGCGGTATTGAATTTCCAACGGAAATATAAAGACGTGTTGTCAGTCGATGGAGTCATTGGCCGCAACACTTGGAAAGTGTTGTTCTCGTAGTGGGACAGACTTTACATTAAATAGGAGGCTATTATGCCAGAAGGAAAAGGTTACGGAAGTTTCGAGGATACGTTTGGTTCCCAGAACGAACAACCCTATGATTCTACGTCAATTATGAACAAAGCAGACGTAAGTGAAGCTGCTAAAGCGAATGCAGCGTACTTACGGTCTACTGGATTAGGGAATGCCACCAGTAATGGTCGGCCATTCGGAAAGTAAAGAATCATGCCAAAGAAAAAATCCCCAAGCTACCGTGGGCGAGGTAACGTGGACCCTAGGACAGGAAGGCCGTCTAAGCCTAAGCCTAAAGCTCAACCTATAGGGCCAAGGAAACCTGGTTCAAAGTCTAAAGCTAAACCTATAGGGCCAAGGAAACCTGGTGGGAAGCCTAAAAAACCAGTACCCTATGCAGGAAAGACTGCGGCTAAAAAAAGAGGTGGCGCAGCAGCTAAGAAACGAGGCACAGCTAATCCAGCTACAGATAGACCAACGATGCGAGGTGGTACAGTAGCCAAGAGAGGCACTACTCCTAAAAAAGGTCCAGCTAAACCTCGTGTAGAACATAAAGCCAGAAAACCTAAAGTCTCTAAAGGAGCTTCTAAGGGTCGTGTAGAGCATAAGGCAAAGGGGCCAAAAAGAGGTAAGGCAGATCCACGGACAGCTAGGCCAGGCATGAAGGGTGGAACAGTAGCCAAGAGGGGTAAAACTCCTAAAAAGGGTCCGACTAAATCCAAGCCTCGTATAGAGCACACCGCTAGAAAACCTAAAGTCTCTAAAGGGGCTTCTAAGGGTCGCATAGAGCATAAGGCGAAAGGCCCGAAAAGAGGCAAGGCAGACCCTAGAACTGATAGGCCTACTATGAGAGGTGGCACAGTAGCGGCTCGGAAAAACTACCCATCAAGGGGCAACGTAGATCCTAGAACAGGAACTCCTAAGCCACGACCTAAACCTTCACGCAATGTGGCGACAGGTGGTGGGCATCACAATCTATTTGATGACTACAACAAATGGAACACAAAGTTCCATGCTGGCGTTAGAAAAGCAGCAGCTAGAAAAGGTGGCATGGGGACAGGGTTTGTTCCTGGTGTTGCACCAACTAAGAAACGAAAGAAATAGGCAGCGATGACAGAGTTAGCCAAATTCAGTTTAGCTAACTGGCTTGAACGCACCTTATGGACAGCGGCTCAATCTTTTCTAGCCATATTTGTAATAACTGATCTATCTACCTTGACGGCAGCAGCTACTGCTGGTGGAGCAGCGCTGCTATCTGCTGTTAAAACTTTAGCCCAAGAACGACTTAAATCGTAGCCCTCATGTCATATGAGGAATACTATGTCGGTCCATCAGATGAGTTTGAAGACCGTTGGGCTGACTTCATGGCTATTGAGGGGTTAGACATAGAGGTAGAAGTCGCTGAAGAAATACGATCTAATTTAACCAAGTTAGATATTATGGATGGCACTCACGGTCAATGGCATGACGGGCGACTAGGTGTGCTCATTGTCTTTGACAATGAAGAAGCACGAAACATTGTTAAACATTGGAAAGAGTCCTT